ACATATGCTGAGATTTCTTCGCGGGTAGGTGGTTTATCATCTTGGCTCATTCCTGTCTTTACCACTTCGTACTCGGCATCTGCGGCATACTTCTCCACATAGCCAAGAAGCCCGTGGGGCAGAGTCTTCTTCTGGATATTGAAAATGCGTGCCTTGCCATCCCAGATTTTAGCCTTGTAGGTTGGCATGAACTTAGCACCGGGCACATCAAAGGTGAAGAAATCACATAGCTCTTGCTCCACACCAAAGTCATCAGACGTGACCTTGAGTGTGGCTTCATTAATCTTCTCAATAAAAATTTTAGTCATAAAAATACCCGGAAACTTAAACGGTGTCCGGGTATATAGTGGGTTCTTAGTTGCCCGCTTTGAACATCTCCCATTGGATGTAGTTCTTAATCGACCAATCTCTGCCCTTGATCTGGTGTAGGATTGATTCTAGTTGTGTATGCATTGCTTCGATGTATTGAACCTTGAGTTTGATCTTAAGCAACTCCGAGTCACCATCCAGCTTAGACCCCATGTCAGACTTCAGTGGTTTTAAACCTTGAAACTGCCTCCACCCACGTTCCTCGCATTCCTCTACGCTCAGACTACCTTGGTAATACTGGGTGCGAATCTCGCGCATAACCGCGTAGTCACTTGCATACTTGATCAGTTTCTGCTTGCATGACATGAGTAGTTGCAGATACTTCTGATGCAGCCCAGCAGTGCGAAGAGCTTCCGAAGATAGATCATCGCGGTTGATCTTGCTATCTTGTTCCCATTGTTCATTGATTTCTTCTATATTCATAACGATTCCTTTACTCTCGACTATAACACATCAAGAAGGATAATACAAGGTGTACTCCAAGGTCAAGGTTGCTGTCGAATATTGGACATCGTTGTTGGTGGTGGCAAACGTTATACCGCCCAGCGAAGTGGGGAAACAATCCACGAAGTTGAACGTCTTTACCGGCACGTTGTTTGAGCCTAGAACAATGAGCTTCGCATCTGAGTAGTTTCTGGCAAGCTCAGATGTTCCAGCCAGCCCTCGATCGTTTTCTTCGACGTACTGTGGATAATCTTTGGGGAACCCCAGACCCTGCAACCATTTGAACACAGACAGCCAGTTCTTCATCTTTTCGTCCACGGCGAATGTGAGTGTCAGGGGTTCAAAGATCATCTTGTCCGACGGCACCTCGATTACGGAGAACGGGGTGGGTTGCTCAAGAGCGGGCAGCGTGATACCCGGGAGCGCAATCTCTTGCGTGAAGAACGCAACATCGGGTAACCGATCAATGGAGAGCGTAAACCCGTTGGGGCTTAGGAAATTGAGTTCTGTTGAGGGGCAAGATAGGTTAGCCATTATGAAATCCTTTTGTGATATTTATTCGAGGAGGTGTATACTACCGACATAAACCAGGAGAAGATATGAAAATTGACAAGTTATCGGAGAGCGTTTTGGGTGATGTTCTTGCACGTTTGTTCCCTAATCAAACCGTAGAGCGCCAAAAACAATTAGTAGTTTGCGGCAAGAAAATATCGTATTGATTATTTTATTGATGCAGGCAAAGATAGATTTTATTTTGAATTTGACGGACCAACACACTATTGCTCAACGAAAACTCAAATTCGGGACAAAATAGTTGAGAAAGAAATTTCATGCATGAAAGATGCATCGCTTATAAGAATACCTTATTTCGTACAAATTGCAGATGATACCTTAATGTGGTTATTTGGGTATGAAAAAGCTAAAGAATATAACATTCTTGGCCAGGTAGAAAGTGAATACCAACATGGGTTTATAGACCAAAAGTGCGTTCTGCCGGGGGATTTTAATGAATGCGGCTGGAATTTGTTTTTAGGACAATACACAAATTCAGTTTTAGAATGTGGGTCCGTCGCAAGGGATATATTTAATAATGCACAAGAAAAATATTCTAGATACGAATTCTTGGGACTAGATGATCGATATGACAAAACTATGTTTTGGTCGGAATACCCAACATAGGTTATCTCAGATAGCAGACGAAAGAAAGGGGGCCCTAGGGCCCCCTTTCTTCTATGTGGCGTTTACTTTACTGTAATAAACATTAGAGAATGTTAAGAACGCGGCATTTTCTGTAGTAGACATTGCTGTCTGCAGTCAACGCACCAGTCACGGCGTTAGCGCCTTGGCTGAATGGGTTGGCGACGATGCCATAACGAGTCTGGAACGCGATCTTCGGTTGGAAGCTGTTCGGATCCACGGCGCGCATCATTTGCAGCGGGACGTATGGTGCGTAGAACAGACCAGCGTCGGTAGAGCTAGAACCCTTGTATCCCATCACGAAATACTGTGGGTTGGCGCCGCCGTTACCGGTGTAGGGGTCGATATAGACCTTGTACTTGCCGTTCAGGATACCAGCGAAAGTCGTCGACGTGTCGTCAACCGTCAGGTTAGCGTTAGCTGCCAGTGCTGGGGTGTAGTCCAGAACGCCAGCCATTTGCAGTGCGGAAGCAACGTCTGCAGAGCAGACGATGAAGTTACCGCGACCACGACGAGTCTGCTGACCAATTGCGTTGGCTTCGCGCTCGATCTGGAACATCAGACCCTTGAACTTTTCAACAGACCAACGACCGTTAGCATCGACGTCAAGGTCGAACGTGCCGGCAGTAGCAGTCGTACCAGCCACTGCGCCGCGCTTTGCGGTTTGGTAGATGGTGCGGATGATTTCGCGGTTGATTTCGCTCAGGATTTCCGTCGACAGGATGTTGCTCAGTTCGGCTTCTGCGTCGATACCGTGGACTGCCTTCATGTCTTGAGCCAGTTCCAGCGAGTATTCTGCCTTCAGTTTACGAGTCTTGGCTTCAACAGCAATCTTCTCGATCGAGAAGGCCATCTGGTTGAAGTCGGGGTTAGCGCCGCCGGTACCCAGAGCTTCACCTTCTGCCGTAGACATACCGCGACCAACCACGTTGGTAGCTGCGTCTGCGAAGTCGTAAGCTGCTTGGTCGCCAGCTTCGTTCTTGCCGGTGAACTCGGTGTTAGACTCATTGAACAGAGCTTCTGCACCGTTTTGGGCGGCGTACTTGCTCTTCATAGCGAAGATCAGACCCGTAGGTTGCGTCAGCGGTTGCACGCCAGCCACGTCATAAGCAATCAGCTTAGGCATAGAGCGACGAACCAGGCTGATCAGCACGGGGTCAAACTTAGCAACACCACCCGAATCAGGGAAACCACCAACGCTGTTAGCTGGGGCGTCTTCGTTCAGTTGGTTCGACTTCGACATTTCGCGCTGTTGGTTTTCCAACAGAACGGCGGTCACTTCACGACGGTAAGCGTCGGAGATCTTAGGCAGATCTGCGTGTTCCAGGACGGGTGCCCATTTTTGGGCAAGGGCTTTACGATCAATCATTTTTCTTCCTTAGTTAACGGATAAGAGTGGAGATGGTGTCAACGTATGCGCGCATATCTGCAGGCACCGCTTTTTCTTCTTGGATGGTTTCCTCTGTCAGGAATGCGCTTGGAGCAACACTCTTGGCAGCAGTCTTCACAAAGTAATTCTCGCGAATAGTCTGCATCTTGCGAGCAAACGACTCGGAGTCTTCAAAGCTAATTTCCTCAGCCAGGGTTTGCAGCTTCTCTGCTTCCAGGTCCGACAGACCAGCGCAGGCTTCTGCAACGATGTCATCGCGAGTGCTTTCAACAAGCTTAGAATTCAGTTGCACGTTAAGAGCAACGGATTCGTCTAGCTTTGCATTAAGATCTTCGATTTTCGATTCCAATGCGCCGAGCACGTCGAAGCGTTCTTCCGGAACATCAACGTAATGTTCTTGGAATAGGTTCTTCATACCATGCACAAACGACTCTAGGATATCAGCCTTCATACCAGATTCAAGGGCAACTGCATTATTTTCCACCCACTGCTCAACCATAAGGTTGAGGTATCCATCAACATGTTCAACCAAACCCTCAACTTGCTCTTCCAGAGCTTCTTCAATACGTTGCTCGAACGATTCTTCGATGCGAGCAAGTTCTTCTTTGACGCGGCTGGTAACCGCGGCTTCAAAAATTGTTTCTGCCTTTTGGCGGAATTCTTCGGTCAGACCTTCTTCGCCGTTGAACAGAGCATCGATGGCTTCGTTCATGTCTAGCTCGACTTCAACAGATTCGGCTTTGAGCTTCTCCATTGGTTCTGGAGCTACGGCGCCCTGAGTAGCAACGTTGGCCTTCTTGGAAGTGCCGCCCTTAGCTTCTGGCTCGTCATCAACATTGTTCTTGGCATTAGAAGGTTCTGGGGCGCCTTTGGTTGGCACAACTTCGTTAGCTTCTTTCAACTTAGCTGCATCTTCTAGCAAGCTCTGGATTGTCTTTTCAATAGACATAAAGTCTCCTTTAATTACTGGTATTTATACAATTTGAGATTTCAAGATTATTTGATGGATCTCAGGAACTCACCAAACAGAGCAGCCTTTTGTTCTGCTAGATTCTTTGCCGACATGGTGCGCATTTTCTTTTGCGTAGATTCGGCGACCGACCAAATGCCGGTGCTAACATCAAACACCCAGCTCGCGCCTTCCATAATGCCAGTCACCCATGCGTCATGTGCAGAGGGGTCACTAACCAGATCAACGGTATTTAGTACAAAGTCATCACCGACAATCTTAACGCCCTGTGCTTCTGCAACAGAACCCATGCCACGAGTTGAGACTCCGAAGCTAACACCTTCGTCAATCAGACCCTTGGCAATCTTGCCCATTGGCAACGAGGTCAAGATCTTCGCGCGACCCACAACATTGTTACCTTCCCACGTTAGCCGCTCAATCAGGTGGCTGGCACGCTCGGGGTTGGGGACTGGGCTGGCAGGGTGGTTCATTTCACCAATAGACCTACGAGCCGCAATGGTGGGCTGATAAGCCTCAACCGCCTTTTCCAAAACGCTCTTTGGGTAGATGCGACCGTTACGGTTTTTAAGTTCTGCCTGCGCGAAGATGCCTTCGATAAAGTATTTCTTTTCACCGGTCGCGGTCGCCTCTGTCAGAACATTGACAGAAGATTCATACTGCTGGGAGTCTAATAGGAGGTTCATACTGGAGTATCCGATCCGGTTTCGGCAGATCTAATCTTGGTGCGATATCCGCCTTGTTTTCTTAGCTTGAGAATTAATTGACCGACCGCGCCGCTAGAGGTAACCACGATGTCATTAGTGGACGAGGTACCATCTGTCACTCCGCCCATATCGTGGAGGTTAACGTTGGCTCCGGCGTTCGCCTGCAGGTCCCACAGACTCTCTGCGCCGCGCGTGATGTTGAACTCACACCCAGCCTTACCGGAAACTTGCATCGCGACGATGTAAACGGAAGGAGACCCAGAAATGTCTTCGGTGGGCAACTTAAGATCGGTAGCCAAGCTAATGGTCACGGGACCCAGTGTGCCATCAACCTTAACCACGGCTTCTTGGTTGGTCAATCGCAAAATTCTTTTTGTAGCCATTAATTATCCTCTAGCAGATCTTGCACGGTCTGCATGAAATTTGTCGAGTTCTTGGTCATGTGCTGAACTAGAATCGAAGACTCTTTGATGTCCAATATATTATTTAGTAACCTATTGGTTTCAATATCTATTAGCACAACCGACCCGTCCGACATGGTGTAGTCCATCTTTGATTCCATGATCTTGAGACCATACGACTCGCGTAGATCTAGCACCACATCGTCGGGTACGAATCTCTTTTCTTCGATACATCGCTTGAACGACGCAACCTTACTCTGGGTCATCTTGGTGTGTCCACTCTCATACAGAGCCAAAGCGATAGCCGATTCGTTGATCACGACCTTTTCTTCAGAAGCACATACAAAATCTTCAGACATGCGAAGTCCTTCTAGGTATTCCTTAGCTTCCTTCAGACCTTCGAATTCGCCAATGTATTCCGAAGCGCCTTTGAAAAGATCCCTGTCGCTCACGAAGTGATACACGTCGGAATCAAAGATGAAAGAGTTCATTCTTCCGATGATTGTTGGTTGAACATGTTCTTAGCAACATCAACGCGAAGGTCGTCCAGAGCTTCTGTGGCTTTTACCGCCATAATGGAATTGATGTTGTGCTCGATATCCGAAGCGTTGCCTTGAGCGATCGAATAGATGAGGTCTTTAATTTGTTCTTGCATGGTATGTTATCCTTGAAATTACTGTTCGGGTAGTTCTGGTGGGAGGAACCTCTTGGGCATTTTGTCTAGCTCTTGTTCCATTGATTTTACATCTTCGTCCGAGAGTTTCAATATGTTCTTCTGGACCCATGCCGGACTAACCCACTTACCAACATAACCATCTATTTGCTGTAGCATGGTTATGCGACCCTGCCACAGTTCGTTCTCTTTGAGCTCTACGAAATTGTTGTCGTTCTTGAACTTGACCGAGATAAATTTCTCAAGATCGAACCACTCATCTTCTTTGATAATGTTCTTAGCAATCAACTGAACGCGAAGCAGATCAAGCAGAATCTGGCTGAACTTGTTGCGAAGGCGACCAACAAACTTGTTGAACTTCAACTCGTCTCTGGTGATCTCGCTACTACGACCCAGGCTAAACCCCTGCGATGGTTGCAGTCTAGACACCGGCACATTCAGCGACTGGTATAGCTTCTGCTGGAAGTAGGTGATAAGATCATTATTGATTAGCTGCCCGGATCCGGGCAGAGTGGTGATCTCCGTGCCTTTGCCACCTTCTCTTCTAGGGAGCCAAAAATCTTCAAGCATCGAGGTATGCTTGCGATCATCGCGGACTTCTCCGGTAGTCGCATCATATACAACCTTGTTCCGATACTTGTTCATGATATCGGTGACGTATTGTTCTGCCTTCAGCTTGGGGAGATTGCCAACGTCGATGTAGAAAATTCTACGTTCTGGTGCTCGGGCTAGAGTGTTGATAACAACAGCATCTTCAAGCATCTTCAATTGGTTGGTGGGCTTCACCGCCTTGTGAAGATAGCTGAACATCATATTGGTGTTCTGGTCATATAGCCCAGAGGGGACATAGATGACAGAATCTAGACTGAGTTTGACGCCGCTGGTCGAGCTAGCATCAATGCCCTTTTCGTTGTAGATGAAGTATTCTTCTACCTTGACGACAAGGTCAACTCCGCTCTTAGGGTCCTTCTTCTTATCGACCTTTTTGACCTTACGGATCTTGCGCGAGTCGATCAGTTCAACCTTGAGAATACCGTCCTTGGCGCGGGCGGGGTCAAGTGTAATGACATGGTACTGGCGACCATCAATATACCATTTGCGAAAGAGATCGTGTGCGTTTTCGTTGAACTTGAGCAGCGCGAGAATTTCTTCGAATTCATCGTGCATTTTCTTCTTGATCGAGCCGCTAACCTTGAGATCTTCGGTCTCTAGTTCCGCCACAGTGCCGGTTTCGTCGAAACAAATCGCCTCGTTGGTGATTTCCTCAATCGCGGCATCGCACTCTGCGCTAAGACTAATTTCTCTATATCTACGAATGAGATCATTTTCGGACTTAATAGCCGTATCCATATCGACTGTCTGGGCATAGTATGCAGCAGCCGAGCTAGAAAGAACGACGGATCCATCTTCAGAGGCGGGCGTGACCACCGAAGCCATTTGCTCGGTGTCTTTTTTCTTCTGAATCTGAAATCCAAATATAGAGAAATCCATGTATAGTGCCTTATCAAAATAGCCGCAAACCTTGTGGGCTTACGGCTATTTATACATTAGCTAATTAGACTTGAATCGTAACACCAAGACCGCCACCGACGTTTTCTGGCTCATAGAAGTTATAAGCGAAGGTGATGTCGAAGGTCTGGATGTTGGGGTTGTCATAAGACAGACCCATAGCACCAATTTCCGTAGGATATGCGTCCTTGAACTTGTATGCCTTCAGTTGAGCGCCGTTGCGGTCGAGTTGGATGACGCGCATGTCAACTTGGTAGTCCAGGGGATTCTGCAGTCCATTAGTAGCATTGAAGTTGGCGATGGCATTCGACCAACGTTCAAACGCATTGCGAATCAGGAAGTCACCATCGTTGATCACCGTGATAGACCACGGAGAAAACTCGCGTTCGCCGGCGAAGTTCACCGGGCGACCACGATAAGTCAAGGGAATGTTGCCAATAGTTACAGCGGGTAGGCTGGTGGCGTTGCACAAGAAGCTAGCTGCTCGTGCAGCTTGGCCTTGATTGGCAATAGCAGGGAATGCCAGCTCTACTGTGAACTGGTTGGAACGTGCGCCACCTTGGCGCAGTTGTGCTTTGAAGTCCGAGATCGTCGTCATATTAATGGTCCTTAATTTGGTGCGATCGGGGATCGAGATCCCCGATCTTCATGTTTTGATTAGCCGCCGATTTCTTCGAAGCTGGCGCCAGTGCGGACAGCCACGAAGTTCAGTGTAATGAAGTTGATCGAACGAGCAGGCTTAATATAGAGGTCAGCCACGAAACGATTGCCGTCAATCACTTCGCCCGTGTTATTCGTCTCGTCACACACGACCCGGAAGTCGGTAACACCTCGTCTACCTTGCACATCGCGCAGGAACGGCTCAACCATGCTACGGAACTGCGCACGAGTGAACGGATCGTTGAACTCGAACAGTTGATACTTAGCGGCAGTCGCAATAGCCTTTTCCAGTACGATGAACAGACGGCGAACGTTGATTCGATCAAATGCGCTGGGCTTAGCCAGAAGAGTTTTGTCGCCGTACAGCACGGTGCCTTGACCTGGGAAGGATACAACCGAGTTAACACCCTTCTGGTACAGCATATCGCGATAAGCACGAGCAGGGTTGAACGCCAATTTCACCACGTTCTTGACCTGACCGCGTGAGTAGCCGGCTGGGGAGAACCATGGATCATCCGTGAAGTCGGTACGGGCGCACAGACCAGCGATGTCGCCGTTCAGCGGAACCCAGCGGTACACGTCGTTATAACGGTCATATTGGTATTTGTAGCCGCTGTCAAGAACGGCATACGAAGTGCTTGGCAGCAGATCACGATAGGCGATGACCTTGACAGTTGGGTCGTTACCCACGCCGGTGATGATTTCGCCACTGGAGACATCTTCTGGGGAGAAGAAAGCCAAGCAGTCCTTGCGAACTTCAACCACGTTGTTGATGATGTAAGTTGCAACCGTCGCCGATGCCTTACCACCAATAACCAAGCTGATGTCATATACTTCGTCGTTGTCGAACAGAGCGTAGCCATTCATCTTGTTGCCGTCGGTGGCAACAAAGTCATCAACACCGCCAGAAAGAGTGGCTTCAACCGGAGCTGTGAGGCTGGTAAACGTAACCGAACCTTCTTCTGCGCCCCAGTTCATACCAACAGGGTGGTCCATCCAATACACCCACTTAGATGCATTGTTGAGTACTGCCTTGTAGTACGTTGCGGTGCCATCGTCGCGACGACCATTCGAGGCCTTAGACAAGTAAGAATACTTTTCCACGACGCCTTCGTCGAAGCCGGTGATCTTACCATCGGAGTCGATAACAATGGCGTGGAGTTCATTGACGCCAGGAGCGCCGTCGAACTCTGCCTTGTACGCCCACGTTTCATAAGTTGCCGAGTCAGCCATCGAGACCTTCAGCGAGTTGCCCAGGGTTCCAGGATACTTAGCAGCAAACTCACCAACCACACCGTTACCGTTTTCGTATTGGGTCTGGTAGTCGCTGAAGTTGTTGATCTTCACGCCAGAAACCGTGATCGTCGCAGTCACATCAGCCAAAGAGCCAGTAGTGTCCGTAATCGTAACCGTCGCGGAAGTATAGCCAGAGCCCGGTTCGGTGATGGTGATTCCTGTGATAACGCCACCGACGACGGTAGCTGTGCCCGTAGCTGTCACACCGCCCGAGGTCTGCGGAGCGGAGAACGTGACCGTGGGGTTTGCGCTATACAGCGAACCACCGGCTACCACGGTGGCGCTAGCCACACCGCCGGTCTTGGTCGTCACAGCATTGCGTTGACCGCTGTTGTCAGTGCGAACAACTAGGAGGTTGTTCGAGTACGCCAAGAAGTTGGCAGCACTGAAGAAAGAGGTGAAGGTGCCGTTGTTCGGGCGACCAAAGCGAGCAACCAGCTCATTTTCGGAACCAACACGAACAGGTTCCATCACCGGACCCCACTGGAACGCGCCAGCGAAAGCACCAATAGAAGTGGAAACTGCGGGGACAATGCTGGTGAAATCTTTTTCAACAACCTGTACTCCTGGGCTCAGCATAAATCCAGCCATAATTTTTCCTTTATTTACGAAATCAAAAACAACCACGAAGGGAATTCTTTATATCCTTTATTTAGTAGATGTGAGAGTTCAAAACTCTACTTCGTACGAAACTGACAGATTCCTGCCGGTTTACAAAACTTTACAATTCTTTTTCATATTTTCGATCAAAAACACCGATTTTCATGTTTGACAGAAGTCAAGTTTGACTATATACTTAGAGAAATAAAAAGTGGTTCAAAGCGGCTTGTTTAGGTCCCTGACGGAAAGATCGAATTCTGCCAACGGGGATATTATGCCAACATCGTGAGATGTCGGACGCGGCGAACTGCCCATCTACAGGGACGGATGACTGATAGCGAAGCAAAGCGCGTAAAGTATAAATGTCGGTGAGAGGGACGAGTTAGGAGTCTAGTGGCATACCACAGCTTCTTTCCGCAGCCCACCCCAAGGTTAGATTTTAGTATGGTATTCCAGGTAATAGGCCCGGGGATGTAAAAGTCCCACTCCGAAGACTACTTGGAGGTATCATGGTGGGATCGAAACAAGGTTTTGAGGGGTTCACGCACCAGAGGACCACGCTGGTTGGCAAAGGCAATAAAGGCTACTTTGTTGGTGGAGACCGGAGCTCCATGGTTCTAGTGCAATACTAGAATCGGTTCAATTCAAGAACCCGAATCAAATATGCCCCTCCACGACTTCTCAGAACGCAACACTACCAGGACCTTCGGTTTACTCCTTTATCAGGAATTCCTCACCGTCCCACACCTACGGTTGTAGACTGTGAATACAGTGCAATACAGCGCGGTATTAGGTATTAGGAGTTGGCAAGTAGCAAAGAAAATAAGTTTATGAGCTTCCGAAGGAAGCGAAATGGCACAGAGCGGAAGCGATGTGCCAAGTAGGCACACAATAGTGTTGGTTTCGCAGCACTTGTTCTTAACTTAGCTACTACGAGCTTCCGAAGGAAGCGAAGTGGGGCAGAGCGTAAGCGATGCCCCACTGAGACAAGATGTGGAGATATCTACTTATTGGTTTTTGATGTGAACTATATGAAATAACCAAGTGGAGATATGTATTGATAAGCCCATTAGATCTAATCTTGAACTTCATACGTGATATCTTGCCATAAGAGACCACGTGACGGCTAGAGGTGATTCGCTTCGCTCATCACGGACTTCGTCCGGTTATACTAGAAATGACCTCGTGAAGATATCTACTCATCTATGTCACAATGTGATCTAGTGACGGCTAGACGTGATTCGCTTCGCTCATCACTGCGACTTCGTCGCACGGGTACATCTTTTCAAAATGAGATATCTACCCACTAGAAATTCATTACCAAGTATAATGAGACATAGTGACGGCTGGACGTGATTCGCTTCGCTCATCACTGCGACTTCGTCGCACGGGCACAACTTCGTTATACATATCTGATATCGCATTCACTTATGGGACATCAAATGAAAAGATTAAATCTAGTAGTTAAATTTGACCACAAGGACTTAGCTAAGTCACGTGGTGCCAGATGGGACCCAGTTCAGAAGAAGTGGTACATCTTGGATCCAGGTATGACTGATCTATTGAACTTGTTTCCATTTCTTGAACCAGATATGAGATCAGATCTTGTATGTGGCATCGTGGATACCTCATCGTACCTGGTAGATCTACACGGCAAAGAAGTGGAAATTGATTCGTTAGCTGATATGTCCAGAGATCACCAACCGGCGAAGCCGGTCGTACATCATAAGAAAAACAAGAACCGAGGTAACCAACAGACGAAGTCCAAGCCGTGGACTTACAAACCTCAGGTGAAAGATCACTTCAAAGATCTAGATCCGCAATCCGCATCAATAAGGAAGCAGTACAATATGGCTTGATGCGGCTGGACGTGATTCGCTTCGCTCATCACTGCGCCGGCAGGCGCACGGGCACATCTTAAGCAGGTGTGTAATCAACCCAGGTCTCACCAGTTACTTCTTCGGTGCCGTCGTTATAGAAGCCAATTGGTAATACCGATTGCTCGATGTGATCTAGTCGTTGTTCGAACAACCTGTTCCGTAAGTTCGTATTGGTCAGCTCCTGGAAGTACGGGTCATTTACCAACCAACCAAACATAACCAGCGGCATGACTAGGTCATCGTGTTTGCCACTATCTGCCGAATAGGAACCTCGACCGTCCTCGATGAAGGTGGATATCTCGGCGATGGTCTCGATGTCTGATATAAGCAGTTTGCCCTGTTCAACCAAGTCTTTGAAAACAGAACAACCGAGGCGCTTGACTCTCTTGTCCATCTTAACACCCGGGATGTAAGGTGCTCCTCCGACGCGTTGCCCTTGCTTGGCGTTTCTACCAACGTAGAGAATATTCTCGTACTCTAGTTCATTGTGCAAGATATAAGGGACTTGTTCGGACTTGTTGACTTCAATCAACACCATCGCTTGATTGTACTCGGTAGCCCACTTGTAGATCACATTGGGGAACACCAGAGGTGAGATCGAATTGTTCCGATACCTTGCCACCAGTTTGTAGGGCATCTGGTCGATTCTGATGATGGAGAATGTACTGTAATCGCCACCAACGCCTTCGGACGTGTCCACGGTCATCACATAGGAACCTGCTGCGGCAGGTCCGGCTTCTGAAGCACCGCCCTTGAACGGTGGCTCGTAAACCGCAATGCCGTCTAGCTCGTAGATTGGTCTTTGTGCCGCTAACCTTTGGATTGCGTCCGAAGAAATGAGCGTGGAGGATGACCCTAAAAACGAGCAAGCCACTTCTTGCTGGAACTTTAACTCTCCCAGAAGTTTTCTTTGTTCCTCAGCCCACTTTTCGTCTCTGTCGGGGTGTTCGTGATATGAAACCCGCACCGGAACAAAGCCGTTAATTCCCTGTTCAGCCTCGGTCCAGAACTTCCAGAAGTGATTTAGACCAAGTGGAGTAGACGCGAGTATAATTTTCGTGGTTTTACCGGAAGAAATAGTCGGGTAAGTCGCAGTAAAGAATTCTTCCGCCACCGTGTTTGGTATAATGGCCATCTCATCAACGACCAAAAGGTTGACGGACTTTCCACGAATGCCGCTCGAAGTGGTTGCCGCAGTGAATACCTTGCTGTTATTCTCTAGCGCAATAGACCCTTTGTTCCATTCATTTACGCCCTGTTGCAGGAACAGTGGGACGTTTTCGTATATGAGTTGAACCCGAGACATGACCTCGCGAGCAGCCGACGCCTTGTTTGCTAGAATGGCAACCGTCTTTGCGTCGTTGAATAGGATATACCAAGTAAGATAGGCGGCGATACAAATTGTCTTGCCACTTTGCCGAGGCATGAGCGTCACCACCATGCGATTCTCATGCAACGCGGTGATGAATCTCACCTGGTAATCATATAATTCAAACGGGACCAGTCCTCGATCAAGAGAAATGATCTTGACATACTTCTTGATGAAGTAGATCGGATCTTCTTTGCACTTGATGTATTCTTGCAGCTGGTCGGGCGTGTATTCGACCGCGACCCCTACAGATTTGAGGTTTGGGTTTGAATTATAAAAGGTAGTTGCCATGCGTAGCTTTAGAAGGTATTGAACCAGTTCTCGTTGATCGGATCAATAGGAGTTGCCTGAGTAGCAACGTATTCACGCTCGGTAACATTGGCAGAATTCATCGCCACGTTGGCTTCCACTTGTTTGATAACTCCCACGTTGTTCATACCACCAAACAGGTTGATCTTAGCCTGGAAGTTCAGTGTGTGAATAACGAAACGCCGAGTCTCTAGATCGCCCTCGTAGTCGTCTTGAACGCTGACGCCGTTGAGAATGAACGGCACGTCTTGAACGATGTTCAAAGAAGGTACCGACTTCACTGCCAACGTGTACTCGGGTGAAAACGTGGGCAGGATCTGTTCCAAGATCTGCAGACCATCTTCTTGGGTCTTTGAAGCGAAGTAGAGCGATATGTCAATGTTCCATGGCACCGGAGTAAATACCTCCTTGCGACCGGTTGCATCGGTACAGTGGATCTTGTTCATCTTAGCCAGCTTGCGGCTAGAATCGTAAGAGTACCCGGTGATCTCAAATCCCAGCTTCGGCAGTGTAGTATAAACCCCAGACTTGCCGTTAGGGTTCTGTTCTATACTGTGAACCCACTTTTCTTTCTGTGAGTAGGCAATGGGCACCGCGACAGTCTGTTCAACCGTACCGTCCCTTTTTCTGCGAACCACCTTGATATTTGAAAACAGATTACCGAAGGCGATGATCGTGTTTCTGATCGCTTCGTTGTAGAACGGTGTGTTATTGAGCATGTGTTATTCCCCGAATGGATTGGTCTCAGAGAAAACCACAGTTTGAGCTTCTTGCTTGAACTTGTTGTTATCGCCAAAAGACTCCGGAACATCAACGTCTGGTTGTTTCGTGGTGTCAAAAGTCTTGAGAGTCTCGAACACATCAATAGCCGGAACTCCGGTGTTGATATTTTCCGAAGAGTACTGGAAGGTTTCGATGGTCATTTTCCACGTCGGTAGCGATCCGATGGTCCAGAAGTTGGTTTGCTTCTCAACGTACTTGATTTCAAACAGACGTTCTAGAAGTGGAGAATATAGAAGATCGCCCTCTGCTGGGCGTTCTGCCAGGATAGTTGAGCCGTTAGCCGCGACGAGTTGCAGCCAGCGACGACGCGATACGGTGACCTGGATAGATTGCTCTATGTAGAGACCGAACTTGGATACGAACTCGCCCTGACCCATGAAACCGGAAGGTGTCTCCACGTACATCTCGATTGGGTACTGGTTCTGAAATTTACTGAGACGATCTTCACCTAAGATTTCGTCCTTGGCGACCAGAGTTCGGGGAATATAATGGAATTCTTGACCCCAGATCTGAATGGATTCTTCGACGAGATCAGCCAGCAGATCTTGTTCTTCTGGCGACCCCTGAGTCCCGGTGGTGCTGATGAAGTATTGATTTAGTGGCATGCGGTTCAGCCCATAGAG